ATTTTATAACTCCTAAAGATAGTAGTTTTAAATTATTTTTTTACCAAAGATTATTTTTAAGAATAGCAATTAGATATAGATATGTATTTATGACATTTCCAAGAGCATTTTCAAAATCGTTTTTATCTATATTAATATTATTTTTAAAATGTATATTTTATCCAGGTATTAAAATATTTATATCAGCAGGAGGAAAAGAACAAGCGAGTAATATTGCAAAAGAAAAAGTAGAAGAATTGTTTGAGTTGTTTCCTTTATTAGAAAAAGAGGTAAAAAGATATCAGACCTCAAAAGATTATGTAAAACTTATATTCCACAACGGTAGTAAATTAGATATAGTTGCAGTACAAAATTCTTCAAGAGGTGGTAGAAGACATTGTGGTCTTTTAGAAGAAGCAATATTAATAGATGGTAAATTACTTAATGAAGTAATTATCCCTTTAATGAATGTAAACAGACGAGCAAGAAATGGTGATGTTGATGAAAATGAAATACATAAGCATCAAATTTATGTGACAACCGCAGGCTATAAAAACACTTTTGCTTATCAAAAATTAATACAAGTATTAGTATGGATGATAACAAGAGGAAATGCTTTTGTATTAGGTGGAGATTATAAAATTCCTGTAATGCATAAATTATTAGATAAAGACTTTATTGAAGAACTTAAAGAAGATGGAACTTATAATCCAATGTCATTTGCGAGAGAATATGAAAGTAATTGGACAGGAACATCAGAAGATGCTTTTTTTGACAGTGAATTTATTGATAGAAATAGAATATTAACTGAATCAGAATATGAACCAGAAACAGGAAGAAAAAGAAAAGTAGAATATGTTATAGCAACAGACGTTGCAAGAGTACAAGGTAAAAAGAACGCTGATACTGTAGCATTAGTAATAAAAATTATTCCAAGAGCAAATGGTACTTATATAAAACATATAGTTAATATGTTTGTATTTAATGGAGAACATTTTGAAAATCAATCAATAAAATTAAAGAAAATTGTATTTAAATATAAAGCTAGAATGCTTGCAATTGATGCAAATGGTTTAGGTGTGGGATTGGTCGATTATCTTGTTAAAGAAAATGCAGATGAAGTTACTGGAGAAATATTTCCTCCATTTAGTGTAACTAACGATTCAGATTATGATAAATATAAAACAAGTAAATCATTACCTTTATTATATAATATAAAATCAACACCAGCAAACACAACGCATATTCATGTAAATTGTTTATCACAAATAAGTAGTGACAAAGTTAAATTTTTAACAGACGAAATAACTTCAAAAGCAAAATTATTAAGTACTAAGAAGGGACAAAAACTTACTCCTGAAGAAGTTGCAAAACATTTAGTACCATTTATATTAACTACTATAATGAAAGAAGAAATGATGAATTTAAAAAAGAAACCAGAAGGTAAAGGTGTGCAATTAGAAAGAATTAACACAAGAATGGGAAAAGATAAATTTTCTGCTCTTGAGTATGGCTTATGGTACATTAAATCATTGGAAGATAAAAATATTAAAAAAGACGTTAATGTTGATGGGAAAAAGTTTTGTATGATAAAAAAACCTAAATACAGGAAATATCATTAAATTAAATAAAGGTGGTGAAAATTATTGAGTGATGTTGAAATTAAAAAAGAAAAAAACAAAGAAGAAGAATTATTTACAAGGAAAAATGCAAATGTAATAATGAATTTTGCCACATTGCAAAAATTAATTACAGCAGATCTTAAAAATAATAGAAATACAATTCAATATTTTCAACAATACACTAAAGAAGATATAAGAACATATCTCCAAAGTCCTCAATCATATGAGAAAATACTTAGAGAATTAAGTAATTCTTTATATGTTATGAGTCCACATTATAGAAGATTAATAAATTATTTTTCTAAAATGTTATTATTTAGATATGTTGTAGAACCTTATAAGATTGATATTGAAACCATTGATGTTAATACATTAAAAAAGAAATATCTTAAAACATTGGACATAATAGAAGATATGAACATTGCACATGAATTTATTAAAATATTAAATATTGCTTTTATTGACGATATTTTTTATGGTTATGTTCATGAATCCAATGATTCATTTTTTATTCAAAAATTAGATCCACAATATTGTATGCTATCTTCTATTGAAGATGGCGTTTTTAATTTCGCATTCAATTTTTCATATTTTGATAGTAATAAAGATAAATTAATAAATTATCCAGCAGAGTTTACTACAAAATATAATCAATATTTAAGAGATAGAATTAAATGGATTGAATTAGATCCACAATCTACAATATGTATTAAAATCAATGAAGATGTCGCATATCCAATGCCACCATTTATTGGTATACTTGAATATGTTTTAGAATTAGAAGATTATCAAGCATTAAAGAAAACAGAGAATGAAACAGATAATTTTAAAATATTAGCACAAAAAATACCAATGCGTGAAAACTCAGATAATAATAATGATTATGCTATAACATTAGATCATGTTACAGAATTTCATGGCAACATCGGTTCAACATTGCCTGACCAAATTGGTCTAATTAGTTCTCCAATGGAGATTAAAGAAATTGATATTAATAAGAAAAGATATGAAAAAGATAGTGTTCAAGAAGCTGAAAGATCATTATATAATGCTGAAGGTGTAAGTCAATTATTATTTAACTCTGATAAAGGTGGAAGTATTGGCTTAGAGAGGTCAATTAACACAGATGAAGTTATTGCATTTGCTGTATTAAGGCAAATAGAAAGATGGATAAACAGAAAATTAAAATATACTTCAACAACTAGGTTGTTTAAAATTAATATGCTAAATATAACTCGCTATAATGAAGATGAATTCTTTGAAAAGTCATTAAAAGCGGCACAATTTGGTATTCCTACTAAATTAATGACTGGTGCAAGTATGGGTTTATCTCCAAGTGCAATGACAAATATGGCATTTTTAGAAAATACTGTGCTTGGGTTAGAAGAAGCATTGATCCCATTGGCAAGTTCACACACACAGAATAGTGATACAGGTAGCACAGATAATACAGGTGGTAGACCAAGTAAAAATACCAATAAATTAAGTCAAAGTGGGGAATCACAAAAAGATAATAATAAAAATAAAAATAGAGCAAAAAAGAAAAAATAGTTTAAGGGATAGGAGGGAGTGAAAAATGTGTCAAAAGATTTAGATAATAAAATAAATATTCCTATCATGTTTCAAAAAATACAAAACTATGAAGTAGAAGATACAAGGTTTACTAAAGTGAAAATATGGTTAATGCATATTGGGAAAAATCTAAATAATAGTTATTTTGAAAAATCTGTAGTTGAAGAAGCAATACCTAGTTTAGCAAACACTCCCATACTTGGATATATAGAAGATAATTCTGAAGGAGAAATTGATTTCTCTGACCACAGGAATATATTAGTAAAAGAAAATGGTAAATATTCGCTAAAATATATTGGCAATATTTATGGGGTTATACCAGAAACTAATAACGCTAAATTTGAATTAAGATTATGTGATGATGGCATAGAAAGAGAATTTTTAACTGTTGAAGGACTTATATGGGAAAAACAAGATGAACCTATAGAAATACTTAATAGAGATAAAATTTTGAAAGAATCAATGGAAATACATGATAATTATGAAGGTTTTATAGATGAAACAGATAATTGTTATTATTTTAGCAAATTTACATTCTTTGGTGCTTGTATATTAGGAAAAGATTATCATCCAGCAATGATGAATGCTACAGTGGAAACAGAATTTACTATTAAAGATGTAATAAAAGAAACTCAAATGAGAATGGAACAATTTAAGCAATTTCAAAAAAATCAAATGTCATTTGAAAATAATAATGATAATGATATAAATAATCAAGAAGGAGGTAATAATGTGGAAAATAAATTAGCATTAATTGCTAAGTATCAGTTTACAGTAGATATGTTAACTGAAAAAAATATTAGTTCTGAGCAATTAGAACAATATACTGTAGAAGAGTTAGAAGCGAAATTAATAGAGTTTACTACTGAAGAACCAGAAGTGCCTGCCCAAGATTTTGCCTTAAATGGGCAAATAAGACAAGAAATTCAAGCCGAATTAAGTAAAATAAAAATAAAAGATGATTGGGGTTATGAATATTCTCGTTATTGGTATTATGATCATGATGAAAATACTGTATTCGTTGAAGATAAACAAGATAAGTGGAGACTTTATGGTATGTCTTATAGTATGAGTGGTGATAAACCAGTAATAGATTTTACGAGTGCCAAAAGAAAGAAAATTGAAATTGTAGATTTTATTGATGGCACTACAGAAAATGATGTTATATTAATTCCTCAAACATTTGCAGAATTACAATTACAAAATCAGAAATCAACAATTGAATCTGCATTTGCACAAGAAAAAGAAGATATATTAAAAGAATACCAAGTAAAAGTAGATGAAGTAAATGAAAAATATTCTGTATTAGAAAAAGATACTTTAGAATTAAAAGAATTTAAATTAAAATCTTTGGCAAAAGAAAGAGAAACTAAAGAAAATGTATTATTTTCACAATTTACAACTCAGTTAACTGAAGATGAAATTAAAGTATTTAAAGAAAAAGCTAATGAATTTACAATCGAAGATTTAGAAAATCAATTATATGTTTTAGTTGGTAAAAAAGCTACAAGTTTTAGTTTAAATAGTAATGATGATAATAAGCAAGGTACATTAAGAGTGCCATTCATTAACAACGATGAAAAAATTGATGATGGCTATGGTGGATTATTGTCAAAAGTAAAAAGATAATTTAAATGTAATAAAAGGAGAGTGATATAATATCATACTTGATACTCATGTAAAAATAACATGGAATGCAAAAAAATAAAGCACATTATATAGAATGTGGATATATATTTACAAAAATTGGTGAAGTATTTGAAATTGATATTAAACATATCACTAAAGGTAGTTACGCAATAATTAGAGTACAATGTGATTATTGTGGTACAATAATTGAAAAAGAATACTATAAATATTTAAAAAATAAAAATATAGTAAATAAAGATAGTTGTAGTAATTGTATAAGTAAGAAGATAAAAGAAAGCAATATGATTACTTATGGGGTAGAAAGTGTTTTACAATTGAAAGAAGTAAAAAATAAATCGAAAATAAAAAGTTTAGAAAAATATGGAACACAATATCCTGCACAAAGCAATAAAATAAAAGAAAAAATAAGAAAAACAAATATAAGTAAATATGGAGTTGAAGTACCAGCAAAAAATAAAACTATAGCTGAAAAAATAAAAAATACTTGTATAGAAAAATATGGATGTATATGCCCATCAAAAAACAAAAATGTTCAAAATAAAATAAAACAAACTAATATTAAAAGATATGGTGTAAATTGCCCTTCAAAAAACAAAGAAATAAAAGAAAAAATAAAACAAACAAATTTAAAGAGACATGGGGTAGAATATCCAACGCAAAATAAAAATATACAAGATAAAATAAGACAATCATTCTATAAAAATAATAGTGGTAAAATTTCAACACAACAATTAGAAATATATAATATGTTATTAAATAATAAATATAATGTTAAATTAAATTATCCAATAAATAATTTAAGTTTAGATATAGGATTATTTGTTGATAATTATAAAATTGATATTGAATATGATGGAGTATATTGGCATCAAGATGAACAGAAAGATAGACGTAGAGATGAATTCTTAAAAAGTGAAGGATGGAAAATATTAAGAATTAAAAGTAATAGAAAAATGCCAACATTAGAACAACTTATTGAAGGAATAAATAAACTAATAAAAACAACAAGAACATTTACACAGATTGAATTAGAAGATGTAAAAAATATATTAAAAGAAAGTATTTAAAATTTAAAAATATTAATTATATTAGGAGGTTATATATAATGGCTTATGGTGTAGTGAGGATTGACAAGGTAAAATCAACCTATGTCGGGCATTTAGAATCAATGCAATTTACTGGTACAGTAACAACTACAATATTTCCACAAGGTAAAATTGAGAATGGTATGATTTGTAATAAAGGAGCTTTAGTTACAGGTGAAAGAGAAATTCGTACATTAGAAGTTCCTGCAACAGCAACATTAGGAACAGAATCTATATATTTAATTGCTGTTCCTGAGATTAATTACACTCAATACAAAAAGACTGATGCATCATTACAAAATTTTGCAAGTGATACTGACGAAGTTGTAAGAACATATACTTTAGAACAAGATGATATTTTTTCTGTTTCAGCAAATATGATTACAGCTTTAGCTAACGATACTCCAGTTGTAGGAAATTATGTTATTGCTGCAAATGGTGTTTTAAAATTAAAAGAATCAGCAAGTATTGTAGGTACAGAAAAGTTTGTTGGCAAAATTATTTCTAAAGAAACTCTTGGAACAACTACATATATTGGTGGAGCTGGAGCTATTGTTCGTCCAATTACTTTATATGCAATTGAAGTTGTTAAAAACTAATTGAAAAGTTAAAATATTAAATTATAGGAGGTAATATTAAATGTCTGAAGCTGTAAAGCAAAATTTAATTAAGTTATGTATTGATGCTTCAAAAAATCGTGTGCAAAATTATACAGCACAACAAACATCTGAAGCAATCAGAGATGCATTTATGAGTTTAATGGGTACTGATAAACCAAATCAGAGACAATTTAGAAAACATGCACCTGATATTTTTGAAATTATTGAAGTAATTTTAGAACAAGTTGTTGTAGACAATTTAGCTAATAATCCTTTCTTTGAGCAGTTTGTAGAATATCGTGATTTAAATCTTGGTGATACAAATGAGTTTTATGTTGAAGATAAAACA